ATACAGGCTTTGCAAGTTCTGCATCCATAGCTTCCATTCTTTCCATACGGGCGATTTCAACACCCATCTTGCCGATATCGTTTTCCATACCGGTGTAGATAGCATCGTCCTCAGTAGAAAGGAAACCGTTAGCGTCTCTGTGAGACTCTAAAAAAGCTTTTGCGGCTTCAATAGCCTTGGCGCGTTTTGCACGCATTGCGATAATCGTCATTGCGATATCCTCCTTTTTAATATTTCATAAGATTGAGGCGTTCCATCAGTTCGTTGACGGATCTGCCGTGGGTGGGTTCGGTCTTGGGTGTTTCCTTCGGCTCTGCCTTGGGTTCATCCTTGACCACGGGTTTTGCTTTGGCGGTGATTTTATTGATGAGTGCCATTTCTACCGCCTTGCTGGAAAACGCAAAAGCAGGAACATCCGCCACCGTTTTTTCATCGGTGAGGATTTCATCGGCAAAGCCGAGTTCAATTGCTTTCTTTGCATTCATCCAGGTTTCGCTGCTCATAAGGTGAGACAGCTTTGCACGGGAGAGATTGGTGCGGATTTCGTAAGCGTTGATGATGCTTTCCTTGACTTCGTTGAGCATTTCAATGGCTTTCTGCATATCTTCGCAATCACCGAATGCCGCTGTCATAGGATTGTGAATCATCATAAGTGCGGTAGGTGCCATAAGCACCTTGGTTCCGGCCATCGCAATGACCGATGCCGCGGAGGCTGCGATGCCGTCAATCTTGACAGTGACGTTGCCTTTGTAGTCCATAAGCATGGTGTAAATCTGACTTGCGGCTACGCAATCACCACCGGGAGAGTTAATCCAAACTGTGATGTCACCACTGCCTGCGTTAAGCTCGTCTTTGAACATCCTGGGAGTGATGTCATCATCGAACCAACTTTCTTCAGCAATAGTTCCGTACAGCTCAAGAACTCGCTCTTCGGGCTGACCTTCGTCCGCCAGATTTTTCCACGCCCAGAACTTCTTCGTTTGGGGTATCTTCATTGGTTTCTGTTTCCTCCGTTTCTGTAGGATTTATATCTGCATAAGCACCCGCACTACCGAGCGGAAGCATACTGCCGTTGATGAGGTACAAATCTCCGCCTTGTTCAGCCGGAATTCGGTCGAGGTTTTCAAGCTCACGAATGTCGTTAGCGGACATCCAGCCGTTCTGCCTTGCAATCGAATAACCGTTCATACGGCTTTGATAGTCACCTCGAAGCAGACCCTCAAGGTTGAATTTAATGAAAAACTCCTTCTTTTCATCGAGCGAGAGCAGAACTCTCATCATCGATTGCTCCCAACGGATAATCCACGGGTCGAGGGTGTATTTCACAAACTCAAGGGATTGCTGCTCAATATTAGAAAAGCTCGACTTCTCAAGGTCACCCACCATATGGGGCGGCACTCGGAAAATTCGAGCGATTTCATTGATTTGGAATTTGCGTGTTTCCAAGAACTGCGCCTGTTCGGGAGAAATGGAAATGGGGGTATATTTCATTCCTTCCTCCAAAACCGCAACCTTGCCGGAATTGGATGAGCCGCCGAACTGGCTCTGCCAAGCATCACGCACACGGCTTGGGTCTTTAATGGTACCGGGATGTTCCAAGACACCCGAAGGTGCAGCACCGTTAGCAAAGAACTTGGCACCGAACTCCTCGCAGGCAATTGCCATACCGATAGCGTTTTTTGCCATTGCGATAGGGCTATAACCAACGAGACCGTCAAAACCAAGTCCGGGAATATGGAGAACATCCGAAGGCTTGAGCTTTACCGATGAACCTTCCATTGTGTGCGCCTCTTCGTTAGATCGCTGATAGGTGTAATAAAGCTGTCCGTTGCTGTCGCGGTCAACGGTCATCTTGTTCGGCATCAGCGGATAGAGTGCCACGACCTCGCCCTTACCGTTGCGGATAATTTGTGCGTAAGCATTACCCCAAAGAAGCAGATGCGTCATTAAGGTTTCGCGGAACACAAATGAACTCATTTCCGGGTTCGGTTCATCGTGCAACAGTAAATAAAGTGGATGGTCGGTAGCCTTTGCTTTGCCGCCGGATTCGGTGTACTTGTAAAGGTGGAGCGGTAGTCCTGCCACAGCTTCAGCAAGTATTCTCACGCAAGAATAAACGGCGGTCATTTGCATTGCCGAGCGTTCATTCACTGGCTTGCCGGAAGTTGAGCCACCCATAAGGAAGGTGTATGGACTGCCGACAGTTCTGTTTTGAGGCTTATCTCTGGATCTGAACAATCCTGAAAAAATGCCCATCGTGATTCACTCCCTTCATATAAATAAAATGCCTCGGTCGTTATAAACCGAAGCGGTAGTATCATTGCCACAGCGGATTGCTCGGTCGAGTGCCATTATGGTGGCAACCGCACCGTCAATTTTCTCTGTGGACTTTTCTTTGTCCGGCTTGATGTTACCGGCCGGGTCGGTGCGAATGAAGATGTTATCCATCATCCAACGAAGGACGGGTTGACCTCCGTGAGCAATCTTCTCTTCAAGCACCAACTTCATAAGCTCCTTTGTGGGCGGAGACATATCCTTGAACCCTTGACCGAAAGGAACAACCGTGAAACCCATACCTTCAAGGTTCTGTACCATCTGTACAGCGCCCCAACGGTCGAATGCGATTTCACGAATATTAAAACGCTCACCGAGCCGTTCTATAAACTTCTCGATGTAGCCGTAGTGAACAACGTTGCCTTCCGTTGTGTTGAGATGGTTTTGCCTTTCCCACACATCGTAAGGAACGTGGTCCCTTCGCACACGAAGTTCCATATTATCCTCGGGTATCCAAAAGTACGGTAGGACAACATATTTGTCATCCTCATCGATGGGCGGGAAAACCAACACCAATGCCGTGATATCCGTTGTGGATGAAAGGTCAAGTCCGCCGTAGCACACACGCCCTTCCAGGTCATCTTCGTTAATTGCGAAAGCACATTTATCCCATTTGTCCATAGGCATCCAACGCACCGCTTGTTTTACCCATTGATTCAAACGGAGCTGACGGAAGGAATTCTCCTCACCGGGGTTTTGCTTTGCAGACTCGCAAGCTGCGTGAACCTTTTCAATGTCTACCGTAATGCCAAGAGAGGGATTTGCTTTCTTCCATACCTTGGGGTCTGTCCAGTCATCAGCTTCGTCAGCACCATAGATAACCGGATAAAATGTAGGGTCAATCTTTCTGCCTTCAATGATGTCTTTGGCTTTTTGGTGGAGTTCATAGCAGATGGATTTCGTATCGGTGCCTGCGGTAGTGATGTTAAAGAAGCACGGTTGCATACGAGCATCACCGGAACCTTTGGTCATTACATCGTGGAGTTTTCGGCTTGGCTGCGTATGCAGTTCATCAAAGACAACACCGTGGGTGTTGAAACCGTGTTTGTTGCTGACATCAGCGGAAAGCACCTGGTAGATGCTGTTTGTCGGTTGATAAATGAGTCGCTTTTGCGAATCGAGTATTTTTACTCGTTTTGCAAGTGCCGGACACATACGAACCATATCCGCAGCAACATTAAAAACAATGGATGCCTGCTGTCTGTCGGAAGCACAGCCGTATACCTCGGCACGTTCCTCACCGTCACCACAAGTGAGAAGTAAAGCAACGGCAGCCGCAAGTTCGGATTTGCCTTGTTTTTTCGGTATCTCAATGTAGGCGGTGTTGAACTGTCTGTATCCATTGGCCTTCTTGATTCCAAAGAGGTCACGGATGATTTGTTCCTGCCAATCGATGAGTTCAAAGGGTTTTCTTGCCCAGGTGCCTTTTGTATGACAGAGGCATTCAATGAAGCTTACCGCATAATCAGCGGCAGCCTTATCGTAATAAGAGCCTTCAGCCATAAACCTGGTCGGCTTATAGTTTTTTAGTTTTCTGATATGCGGTCACCTCCTAAAAAGGGTATAAAAAAACAGCCCTACGGCTGTAACGAGGAACAGAGCCTCTCGGCTCTATCCCAGGGGATTATTGGATTTAGTAGTTTTCGGTATGAACCAAAATCTCGTAAGCCATCTGCGTGTCAGCATCGACTGGTTTTATATCCCAACCTCTGTCGTAATTGCATACGACTTTTCCGCCACGCTTCAGCATAAGCTTTGAAATCTTGCCGCCTTCAATACCGAATCGACTTCCCACGGGGTAAACCTTAATCCAGTAATGAAAGATGCTGTTGTAAACCTTTAAAGAACCTTCTTTCCACATAAGCACACCTCACGCTTCACCGGTGAATATGAAATGCACATACTCTTTTCGGTGGTCTTCCAAATAGTTTACAAGTTCATAGTATCCGGCTTCAAAGGCAATACGCTGAACGGTGGTGATATCAAACATATTGGTAAGTCCTGTGTCTCGAACTGCGAGGATCTGTTCACGAACCTTTTCATCCATATTAGTCGTCCACCTTTCTGCATACATCTTCACCGTAGGCCACACCAAGAGAAGAACCGCAATCCCATTGCACGTGGATTGTACCGATATCATCGACACCTTTAACGGTGCCCTTGCAACCTGGGACGAGTTTTGTGTTAAAGGGGTCGTTCATATGAACCAATTCAACACGGCAGCCGATGGGATACTGTTCTTTGAGACGCTTAACAGTACTTTCGCTTACTCCAAACATTATTCATTCACCTCCTCGCTTTTGAATGCGGAAGACCCTGAAAGGTTTCGGAGCAAAATTTTGCGGGCGGTTTTGTACTCGTTGCCGATAAAACCGAGACGGAGGAGAAAGCATCGGAATGCGTATTTCTCGTTTTCGACTTCTTTCTCTTTTGCGTTTATCCGCTTTTGATTCTTTGCCATATTGCATAAGGCTGTTACAAACTCCATGTAGGTATGAATTTCATCGGGAGTGCTGTCGGTTTTGAACCAAGGGAAATCCAAACGCTCACCGATGAGGTTAATGGGAAGGTCGTCAACTCCCAAGGCTTTCTTGATAAGGTTGCCTTTGGACTCGACCAGGTCAAAAAGGTTTTGCAAAGAGGCTTCGGTGAAGTCTGCCATGGGGATTTGAATTGCGATGCCTTTGGGTGCTTCTGCACTCATATCACTTTCAAACCCTTCATCGTAGAGGTGCTCAAGCAATCTCTCAATAACCTCGCTGTCGGCGCGGTCATCAAAAATGAGGTTGCCGTCCTTATCGATGGTGAAGTAGTCCACCTCGTAGGCGAAGCTGGGAGCACCGAGGTATTTAACCTCTTCACCGAGCCACTTTGCAATGGTGAGAACCATTCGTTTGCGTTCCTTGCCGGGAACATTGTACTTGATTGTCATTACTATGACCTCCTTGTTTTTTGGTAGTCACATATTACCGTCAAGTACGAGATATATCCAGTAATATCTGCACATTTTAATGTAGATTATTCTGTGGTATTATCGGCATTTATTTGTGTACACCACACAATGCCGGAGAGCACAAAGAATACGCAAGGCAGTGCTACGCCGTTGCCCCACATCTTATACTCCGCAGCATCAGAATGTGGATCTGTGAGCCATTTTCTTATCTGCTTGAGGGTCTTCGGTTTCGTAGAATTACCAACGATTCTGCGGTGAGTTTCAAAGACATCATACCAATAACGGATATCATCCATCGTAGGCTCTGCGATACCGAGGTCATCACACCACCAATCCGGGAAACCTTGGAGTCTGGCACATTCGGTAGGAGTAAGTCTGCGTACTGTATAGGAAGTTTCAACTACACCATTATGATGCCCGGGGCAAGTGCCGTTTACAAGTGTGTTGCCACAATCTTCAAGGAAATACTGTCCAACATCACGAGTAGCGGAAGGGTCAAAACCATAAGGGGCAGCAACAGCACCGGGACCCTTGGCTACCAATGTAGGCTGGGTTTCTTCTTCAATGGAGGGTTTAAACTGTGCGTTCTTGCCTTGGTTGAAAGCATCTCTTCCAATACCATAAGCGGGGTCAGTTATCACTGCGGCATCCTTATAATCTCTCGAAAGAAGAGTAGGTGCAGTATCCTTTGTTACCTGTGCGTAATAACCGGTGGTCATTGCGTATACGGCGTGACGGTCAACGGTGTTAAGGGTATACATTACATCGGATTCTTTGTAACCATCCCCTTGATGAGAGGGACGAGTACCGTTGCCTTCAATTACAATCGTACCACCCTCAATGCATACTGCAGGCTCACCGCCGTGGGTACAAGCAAGCGTAGGAGAAACATTCTCGCTGATACTGCAAGAACTTTTTCCACCACCTTGATCTACACAAACAACAGCAATACCGCCTTGATTACATCCGGGGTTTCCACCGTTGCCATCAAGGGTGCGAGAAGTGTCGGCCTCGTAAATCCCGCTATGAGGATTCGAGGATTTCATCGCATTACTGTCATTGGAAGAAATGCCGTAAGCCTGGAGAACACAATTGAAGTGGTTTTTATCCGGCATACGCTGATTGCCACCTGCGTTGTGCGCGGTTAAGGTGGATGCGGTCTGTCCGCCATCCCAACTGCACGGCTCAAACAAAGTTTGGTCATTGTTGCAAGAGAGGGTTGCGGATTTATTTTCCTGAATCAAAGCGCCTTTGCCACCGCCTTCACAGCCGGAGCGAATTTTCATAACGAGAGGAACATTGCCTCCGCCGGTCCCCATACGGGAAGTTAGGGTCTGTACCTTGTCATCATCGGAAATTGTGACACGGCTGTCGGCGGGATGATTTTCCAAAGCAACCGCAGCCGGAACAACACCGGCTCGGAGTGTTGGAGAGGTTTCTTCCTCGTAGCCGATAGTTCTGCTTTTAGCCGAGTGCTCAGTGCAGAATCCGGCGGACTCCATCACACAAGGAGGATGATGTGCCTCGGCACGGAGAGTTGCTGTGATATCATCGGTGACATCCATTCGGTTGCCACCCTGGTCGTTTAGACAGATGCTTGCCGTTCCAGTGCGATGCGAAGCACGGCAGGTAGTTCCTTTCCACGCACGGAAGCTCTCCGCAGAATACCCTGACAAGCCTTCTGACTTAAAAAGTATGTCTGGGGCACTCCTACCTGCAAAATCTGCGACAAGGTAGATACGGCGTCTTCGTTGGGGGACTCCCCAATATTGAGCATCGAGAGTTCGGTAAGCAACGCTGAATCCGTCTCCCACGTATGCGTCTGCGTAAGGCCATCTGCCTTTTTCAGGCATAGGCACCTCGGTGTCCGGCTCTGCGATACCGATGACCGCTTCGAGGACGGCTTTGAAATCTTCTCCGCCGTTTGAGGAGAAGGCGCCGGGGACATTCTCCCACACGATGTATCTTGGGTATTTACCATTTGTGGCACTCCTCATTTCTTTAATGATGCGGATGGCTTGATAGAACAACACCGATTGATGTCCTTCCAAACCGGCTCGTTTTCCCGCCACCGACATATCAGTGCAAGGAGAGCCGAAGGTGATAATGTCCACGGGTTCAATCTTCCCGCCATCCATAGTAGATATATCACCGTAGTGTTTCATAAAGGGCAGCCGCTTGGTGGTTACCCTAATAGGAAACGGCTCGATTTCCGATGCCCACACAGGGGTGATACCGGAAAGCAAGCCGCCTAAAGGAAAACCGCCCGAACCATCAAATAAGCTGCCGAGCGTTAAATTATTCATTTGTACCTCCAACTTCGTCAAAGCTGTAAGTTAAGCCATCGCGCTGAACCTTCACATCCTTGGAAGAGCCAACCTGCTCAATGTAACGCTTTACGATTACATCGCAGAACTTCTCATCCAACTCGATGGTGTGGCAAATGCGTTCTGTCTGTTCGCAAGCAATCAAGGTGCTACCGGAACCACCAAAGGGGTCAAGCACAACCGTGTTGCTCATAGAGGAATTAATAATCGGATAAGCCAAAAGCGGAATCGGCTTCATCGTAGGGTGGTCACCATTCTTCTTGGGTTTGTCGAATTCCCAAATGGTAGACTCCTTACGGCCGGTGTACCACTGATGTTTGCCTTTCTTCTTCCAACCGAACAGCACCGGCTCGTGCTGCCACTGATACGGAGAACGACCAAGCACCAGGGACTGCTTCTTCCAAATGCAAGTGCCGGATAAATAAAAACCCGCATCGGCAAAAGCTTTGCGGAAGTTAAGTCCCTCGGTATCCGCGTGGAACACGTAGATAGAGGCATCGGTTGCCATAGCACCTTCGGTGTTCTGGAAAGCAGCCAGGAGAAAATCGTAAAATGCGGTATTCTCCATATTATCGTTTTTGATTTTACCGGCAGAGCCTTCATAGTTGACATTGTAAGGAGGGTCGGTGATAACCAGGTTTGCTTTGACACCGTTCATCAGAAGGTCAAAGGTTTCTTCCTTGGTACTGTCACCGCACACGAGACGGTGTCTGCCGAGCATCCAAAGGTCGCCCGCCTTAGAGAAGGTAGGCTTTTGGAGTTCTGCCTCAACGTCAAAGTCATCTTCTTTGACTCCTTCCTGGAGCGTTGCCTTGAAGAGGTCATCAATTTCACGAGGGTCAAAGCCGGTGAGCGTTACATCAAAATCTTCGCCCTGCAAGTCGGAAATAAGCAGAGCCAACTTGTCTTTATCCCAATCACCGCTGATTTTATTGAGAGCAATGTTGAGTGCCTTTTCCTGTGCCTCATCCATTTCGACAACGACACATTCGGTTTCGGTGTGACCCAAATCAATGAGCACCTTTAAACGCTGATGGCCACCAATCACACGTCCCGTGGTCTTATTCCAAATGACCGGCTGAACCATACCGAATTGCTCAATGGAGCGTTTCAGCTTTTCGTATTCATCGTCACCGGGTTTCAAGTCCTTACGGGGGTTATAGTCTGCAGGAATAAGGTCGGTCAGTTTCTTGTTTTCAATAAGCATTAAACCAACCCCCATTCCGCAAACTTCTCGAAGCCGCCTACGGAGGTGATAAACTTCCGAGCCGTTTCTACAATCTTCTCATAAGGAATGCCACCAACGGCCTCGTCACCGATAGCACAGCAGAGTTCGACAGTCTTGCCGGTTCTCTGTGCTTCAAGCCAAGCGTAAATGTTTACGCTGACATCTGCTTTGGAGAGGTCTTTGCCGTGAAGACCACCGCCGGTAACGGAGTCAGCCATATCACTTCCGAGCTTTCTGTTGGTAGCACCGGTATCAACGTCTGTTCCGCCGGTCCAATCTCCGAGCGGGTTAATCTGTGCCTTGGGATAGAGTTGTTTGAGTTCGTTTGTATCAACGTTGCTCTGACAGATGACAAGGTTGTCTCCGCCCAAGATATACTTACCATCATAAGGGTGAACTGCATAGATATCTCTTGCGATGCCAGAGAGGGTCATCTGTTCCTTTGTCATAGGCACACCCTTGAAGATGCCGTTATCACCGCAGCGAATGCTGTCAGCCTGGTTACGGGCAAGATGTTGATCCTGGGGAACGATAACGATGTTACACATAAGATTGCCACTGATGCGGTGGATAGCTTTTGCCACATCCACTTTATCGATGGCAGCGGTTGTTTCAATGATTGCGTGACAGGTGCCGTGTCCAATAAGAACCTCGACAGCCACCTTGGGGTTTTCTTCGACAGCGTAAGCCAGGTCAACAATGGCCCCGGCAATTCTATCTGCCACCTTGTCGGGGTGGGCAGGGTTTACTTTTTCAAACATATTAGTTTCCTTTCCGAGCGGAGAGCAACCGCTCCATGAGATCATCCTGCGGAGATGTGCCGCCATACTCCACAGCACAGTTTTCTTTTACGATTTGGTAGATTTGATACCAAACCTGGTTGACCTGTTTCATATAGGTCTGGCTCATTGCGACATACGGAGATGCGATTGCATTTCCGGTGGTAGGATGCTTTGCAAGGAAACCATATTCGGAGATACATTCCTCACACTGAATCCAACGGCTGACACTCATTGCGTATTGCTCGATAAGCTGGTTGTTTACTAACCGTTCGCAGCCACGAGCTTTTAACCACGCATAGGTATCACGATAGACCTCTTCGGCACAGAGGTCTTTGCCACTTTTCTGTTTTGCCTTCAAATACTCCTTAATAGGCGGAACTTCTACACCTTCTATTTCTGTAGGTGTGGGTAAAACCATCGCACCATCGAGTCTTCCATCGGCAATTTTATCCACAAGAGCCTTGGGTTTTCTACCGGAACCAACCCTGGAACCACCTCGTGCAGTTCCGTCTTTTGCCATAAAATCACCTCCTGGGGTTAATACCCCGTTTGATTTCCGGTTTTTTAACACGACACCCCACGCCCGTTGCACGATTGTTTAGTCGTAGAGATTTTGATACCCCACCGGGTCAGCGGTCGTGCCAACGGTCGCCACGCTCTGCGTGTATCTTTGCGTGACAGGCTTTGCAAAGAGCAATCAAATTGTCTCGACTATGTGTACCGCCTTCCGATAGAGGTTTTTTATGATGAACCTCTGCGGTCGGTACGAGCAAGCCGTTGGCTTCACACTGTTCACACAGCGGGTGCTGTTCCACATAGCTGTCACGGATACGCTTCCAGGCACGGCCGTAGCGTTTGCGTACTGCAGGGTCACGGTCGTACATCTCGTAGCGTTTAGCTTCCACCTTGGCGTGTTCTTCACAGAACCTACCATCGGTGAGCTTGGGGCAGCCAGGGTAAGAACACGGTCGCTTGGGTTTCTTCGGCATTCTTTCACCTCCTACGGAACAGTTCTCCCAACTTGTATTTGAGGATGTACCATAGCTGTTCAAGATAGCCAACCTTACGGTAACCCATACAACTCCTCCTTTCGCCGGGCATAAGAAAAGCCTCCGCAGGGAGGTCCCCACGAAGGCTGTCCTTATTCTCTTTGTCCATTATAATAATACCATAAGAAGTAGGTATCATTCTATGTCTTTAGGTATC